ACCACCTGATGGGTAGTTAAATCTGTTTGTTCCTGGAGGAGTTCCATAACCAGGTACACTAGTTAATCCGCCACCAGCCATCATCATAGGACCTTCTGGTTCTGTCTGCACCGTTTCTGATTCAGTTGTCATTATCTCTTCTTGTTCTGGTCCCTGTTCCCCGGCTGCTTGTTGGAGAACAAGTTGTTTAAATTCTGGATACGATAAGTCACCACCTTGTGCTACGTATTTTTTATACTCTTCTCTTAAAAATCTTTCTGCTTCTGGTGGTAATTGTGGTCCTTTAGTTTCTACCATTTGTTCTGCTTCCACCATCTCACCATTAGCATAACCTATTCTGCCACCTTCAGCTACGTTTTGAGGATAATAAAATCCTTCTTGTACAAACTGTTGGTTAGGTAAAAAAGACATATAAGGATCTCTATTCCTTGCCATCGCCATCGCCATAAATGGTGGAATGTAAGACTCATCAACCTCTTCTTCTATTTCTTCGTAAGGACCTGTCTTAAATGCTTTTTGTAAAAATGGTGTTGCAATTGCTGCTCCACCTAAACCTGCAAATATTTTTTGACCAGTGGTCATATTACCAAAAAGTTTTGGAAAAAAACCTGGATCTTGATTAGGACCAATTCCTTTTGCAAACAAAGATGGCATAGAAGTTGAAAGAGTAGGTCCTATTCCATATCTTCCCAATAAACCTTTTGCTGCTCCGCCAAACGATGATCTACCAAATAAACCACCTATACCCGTTCCAGGTATACCAAAACTAGCAGCTCCTATTAAAGCAGCTTTACCTAATGGACTTTTAATAATTTTCTTTACACCACGAACAGCTTTCTTAACTAAGCTTCCTAATCCGTAAAGTTGTCTGGGTTCTTGCATTCTAGATATTGCCATATTTTTACCTTAATTCCTATGTTTACTTGGTTTTTGAGAACAAATCAAGAGGTGGCATTATAACTTTTACGTCTTGTGCCATTTCTTCGGGCTTATAACCCTTTGCTTCCCAGTCTTTTTTCTCTTTAAAAATCTCACCAGTTTTTTTATGTCTGTAAGTTTCCTCTACTTTAGCGTCATATACTTTCATTAGTCTATTTTCTCCTTTAATATATTAAGATAACTAATACCAAATACTACACCATCTGATACAGTGCCAGCTGTGGTATAAGATAATGTGGTTCCACCCTCTAAAATTAAAGGTAATGACAATATCTCAACACTAGCTGCTGTTGATAATGTTTGCGTATGCACTATCTCAAATGCATTATTTTTAATAGTTACAGTAGGTGTATTAGATCCTGATTTATTTGTAACTCTTAATGATTTAATAATGTATGTTTCATTAACAGCGGGTGATAACAACGTTACAGTCTCTGCAGCTGTTGTTGTTTTACCATAAAATTTATATTGGTTTACTACTGCCATTATTCTAAAAAGAAACTTTTAGCTTCTATCTCCTGTTTTACTTCATCTTGAAACGTACTATTTAATTTTGTAATTACTGAGTCAAGATCCCTAACCAAAGATTGTATATTTCTTTGACTGTATTCTGGTTCTGCTCTAGTTAATGATTCTACTATCTTTGCCATTATAAACTTACTATTCCTCCTCTTCTAAAAGAACCCATGTCTTCAGCTTTTCCGCTGCCACCCATAAAATCTTTTCCAGCTCCGCCACCACCACCTTGAGTTCCATATTGGTAACCACCAGTTCCTGCTGCTTGGTTGGCTGCTGCCATTTGTTGTACTTGTGTGGATAAAGGTGTACCATGAATGTCTGTACCATCTGGTGTTAGTTTTATTCCTAACTTTTCAGCTTCTCTAATTTTGTTAGCAGCTGTTCATTGTCTTATAAAATTATTAAAATCTATTTGATTTTTTATGTCTTCTTCTTCTTTTTGTTTTTCTAAATAATAGTTGTCAAAATCTGTTCTTTCCTCTTCCGGTTTAGCTTTAGCTTTAGCTGCTAATTTTGAAACTAAGTTAGCATAATTACCAAACATACTTACTTTATTATAACCATATCTATCTTGATTAGGTAAATTACCAAATCCATGTATAGATCGTTCATCTATACCTTTTTGCATTTCAATAAAAGCTTGGTCTTGAGCACTTAAATTATCAAATCTATTTAATTTATCACCTATGCCCATTAAAAAATTTCCGCCAGGAATTGCCATACCTATTCCAGTTTTAATTAAACCACCTATTTTATCCATGTAAGTTTCTTCAGGTTCTGTGCCTGGAAGATAACCACTGCTACCGTAATCAGTTCTGTTAGTTACAAAACTTCCAGATGGTTGTGCTTTGTATGGTTGTAAATTGCCTGTATTAAAATTTTTATTATCCCTGTTAGAAAAATTTGTAAAAGAATTAGTATAAGGAATTCCCATAGAAATCTCTTGTTCGTCTTCTATAACATTAGGTGAAGTATAATTTAATCTATATCGTTCTTGAGGAATAAAATATTGTCCTGCATCATAAATAGCTTTATCTCCTTGATTATAAAATGCTACCATTATCTTCTACCTCCTGGTGCAATATCTAATCTAAATGTACCAAGTTTCCAATCTTCATTAGTTGTAGTGTTAGCAACTTTAATAGCAATAGACCTTGCTCGTAATCTTGTATCTTTTTTGGTTGTAGTAGAACTTACATCAAAATTTGTTGTGGTTGCAGAACTATTAGGATAATTTTTTGTTACAAAACTAACTCTAGTGTTTCCGGTTTGTGAAATAAAATCTGGTATAAATCTTTGTATTCTCATAATAAACTCTCCATCTCCTCTAAGATCTGGCATACCTACAGTTTGTCCTGTAGGGTTTCTTCGTTGTGTAATATCAAAATCACCAGACGTAATAGTACCAATTACAGCAGTTGTTACACCACCAGCATTAATTTGATCGGTCCCTGTTTCCTGTTCATAGTATATAGTAATACCATCAGTATTTCCAGTGCAATCACTAGCTGCATTATCTGTAGAATCATAAAATGTAGCATGTGGTTTATCAAATACTGCAGAATCTTGCCACGCTGTTCTAGGTAAAGTGCCTGTTGTCCAAATAGGACGTTTAGGACTAGAGTCTAAATAGTTATATGTAACAACTCTGTTTACTGAATCTGATGCAGAAGTACAATAAAACCAACTTATTTCTCCAAACAAATTATTTAATCCTGCATTAATTAAATCTCTACTAGTAGCATTAATATCATCGTATACATGGTCTTCAACAAGACATGGCATAGATTTTAACTGACCATCGTAAGTAAAAAACCCATTCTCCGACATCCAATAAGCTGAACCATCTACTTCTATACATGCATTTTTACCAAACAATCCACAGTTAGTTCCTACTTGTTCAAATGAGAATGTAAAAGGTTGACCTACAAATTTCATAAGAAATAGTGCAGTGTCAGTCCAAACGTAAATAGCATCTCTACCTTTGATAGCTCCCATAATTTTAGAACCATCAGCAAGTCTTTGTGTACCTGCAGTATTGTCTGCTTTAACTGTATATGCATCTGTGCCATCAATATTTTCTTGGTCAGAAAATCTTATAAACATATCGTCCTGTGTAGTAGCATTACCTACTGTTGTTTCTGTTCCAAAAAATACTAAGTGTCTATCGGGTGTGGATACCAATACATGACGTGATGCTGTAGGTGCATTAGCTAATAATGTTGCTCTAGTAGATGTAGCATTTCCAGCAGATGCATCCCATTCAAAACATTGACCATTATAAATAAGTGCAATTAATTTTGTACCATAGTTATCAAGAATCCACATTCCAGGATCAATTGTAAAGTCAGCATTAGAAGGGTCGCCCCATGCAACATAATCAGATATGTTTGTAACAGTTGCTCCACCACTATGTGTTGCTTTTGTTGTTCCGTTAGCTCCTCTTGCTCCTCCGCTTAAAGTGTTTGTAGAGGTATTATTACTTGTAAAACTTATATCTTCTGTTCCTATTCTAATTTCTCCTGATGATGGAAATGCTGCACTGTTTGCTAATACAATATCTGTTGTTGTTAAATCTGATAAAGCTGTTGCTAATGTAGTTGTAGCTGCACCTAAAGCCGTTCCACCATATAATCCTGTACCCCAACCAAACCCTCCTAGTTGCTGTGCTGGTCCTACGTGATAATAACATAAAACAGAAGTAGATCCTGTTGCACTCATTGGAGTGCCTGTTTCAGTAGACGTCATTGTAATTGTAAAAGTTGTAGTAGTAGGTATGGCTGTTACCATAAATTTTTTATCTTCAAAATCAGTAGCAGTATAGCTTGATGAAGCAGGAATAGTTACACTGTCTAACATTACAATATCTTTTTCAGCTAATCCATGTGAACCACTGCAATTAATTGTAATAACATTTTGATTTAATGTACTTGTAAAAGTAGCACCTGTAAGTGTAGCTCTTATAGGGTGTATATCATAATATGTGCCCCCTGAGTATACGTATAAAAT